ACGCCATATCGCATTTCTTTTTTTGGTGGCAGCACAGATTATCCTGCATGGTATCGTGAATATGGTGGTGCAGTAATTTCTACAACAATTAATAAGTATTCTTTCCTTGTTTTAAGAAAATTGCCACCCATTTTTGATTACAAATATCGCATTCGGTATTTTGACAGGCAAGAAACAAATTCAATTAATGACATTCAAGTACCAGTGATTCGTGAAGCTATTCATCATATGGGCTTTACAGATGGTCTTGATATTACACATCATGGCGACTTACCCAATCGAACGGGTATAGGCTCAAGTTCAAGTTTTACAGTTGGACTTCTGCATGGACTTTCAGTGCTACAAAACAAGAATCCAACAAAAAGAGACCTTGCTCTTGATGCAATTAATTTTGAACAGAATATTTTAGGCGAATCGGTGGGTTCACAAGACCAAGTTGCTGCATCATTTGGAGGTTTCAATAAGATTACATTCGGTGGCGCATCTGAGTTTTTATGTTCGCCAATGCATGTAAGCAAAGACACACTGAATGGATTAGAATCGTGGGTTCAGGTATTTTTCACTGAGCAGTTGCGAAATGCAACCGATATTGCAGAGAAGAAAATTGAAAATATAAAATCAAAGTCTATTGATTTGAATATAGTAAAACAAATTACAGAAGAAGCAGAGAAAGTTCTTTTTTCTCACAGTAAAGAAAAATTTACAGAGTTGGGTTTGTTAATGCATGAACAATGGAAACATAAAAAGACCATTGAAAAATCAATTACTAATAGTGGAATTGATGAAATTTATGCAAAAGGCATTAGTGCCGGTGCAATAGGTGGTAAATTGCTTGGCGCCGGCGGCGGTGGTTTTATGTTATTTTTAACACCACCAGATCATAAAAACAATGTTGCAAATACTTTAGAGCTTAAAGAAGTGCCCATTGATTTTGAATATTTGGGAAGTCAATTAATTTATCACGATTATCAAGACCAAGAGGTATGATATGAAAGTTTATGTAGCAGGTCATCGAGGCCTTATCGGCTCAGCAATTACTCGCAGATTAATTGCAAGTGGCGTAAAAAAAGGAGATATTATTACACGCACTCATAAGGAATTAGATTTAATTAATCAACAAGACGTTTCTGATTTTTTTAAAACAAATAAAATAGATCAAGTGTATGTTGCTGCCGCTGAGGTTGGTGGCATTGTAGGCAACACTACTTATCCTGGTGATTTCATTTATAAAAATCTAATGATACAGTCAAATGTAATTCATCAGGCATATGCACATGGTGTTCAAAAATTGTTGTTCTTAGGTTCTACATGTATTCTTCCCAAAATGGCAAAAAATCCAATTAAGGAAGAATCTTTATTGACAGGTCATCTTGAAGCAACAAATGAACCCTATGCAATTGCAAAAATTGCAGGTATCAAAATGTGTGAAAGTTACAATAGACAATTCGGAACAGATTATCGGTCTATTCTTCCATGTAATCTATATGGGCCTGGTGATAATTATGATGAACAAAATGGACATTTGGCTGCGGGTGTAATTCAAAGACTACATCGTGCCAAGGTAAATGGTGAAGATAGATTTATAGTTTGGGGAACAGGCAAACCTCGTAGAGAATTTGTGTATGTTGATGATATGGCAGATGCTGCAATACATGTAATGAATATAAGTAAAAAATTGTGGGATTCAGTAACAGAACCCATGCGAGGATTCGTAAATGTGGGTGCAGGATATGATGTTGAAATTGGCGAATTCGTCAAAATTGTAATGAAAGCTCTTGACTACCAAGGTAAAATAGTGTATGATATCAGTAAGCCCAATGGAACAATGAACAAGCTTACCGACAACACAAGAATCACAAAATTGGGCTGGGCACCAAAAACTGATTTGGCAACTGGAATTAAAAAAACTTATGAGTGGTTTGTCAATAATGATGGAATAAATGGAATAAGATTATGAAAATTGTTCTCTGCACTGGTGGATTTGACCCCCTTCATTTCGGTCATATTACATACTTTAATGCCGCAAAAGAATTAGGTGATAAACTTGTTGTGGGTATTAATTCAGACAATTGGTTGACTCGTAAAAAAGGTCGACCATTTATGACTTGGTATGAAAGAAGTAAAATTATTCAAGCATTGAAAATGGTTGATTATGTCATTGAATTTAATGATGATGATGATTCTGCTAGACTTGCTATTAAGGCTACAAGAGAAATTTTTCCAACAGACGAAATAATCTTTGCCAATGGCGGCGATAGAGGAACAGAAAATACGGTCGAGCGAGATGTGAAAGATGATAATTTAAAATTTGCATTTGGTGTTGGTGGTGAGCATAAGATGAATTCATCCTCACAAATTCTTCATAATTATTATGAAAACAAAACTGACAGACCATGGGGACACTATTGTGTTTTACATGAAACACCCACATGCAAGGTAAAAAATCTGACTGTAAATCCTGGTCGTTCACTAAGTATGCAGAGACATCAACACAGAAATGAATATTGGCATGTAATTTCTGGTCTAGGTGTTGTTTATGAAGAAAGAGAAAGTTCTTCAGCGCGAAAAGAATTGTATAAAGATAGCCATGTAAATATTCCTTGTGGAGTATGGCACAGATTATCCAATCCATTTGATGAGCCACTTAATATTATTGAAATTCAATGGGGAACAAAATGTGTTGAGGAAGATATTCAAAGAAAATGATAATTGATATTGGATCTGGTCCATGGCCAAAACCAGACGCACACGTTCGCATGGATTTACACGCATGGCCTGGTGTAACTTGTCAGCACGATTTACTTGTAACTCCTTATCCATTTAAGAGTGAATCGTTTGATAAAGCATACATGGGTGATGTTATAGAACACATTTACATTTTTGATGTAGACCGTGTTCTTACAGAAGTTTATCGTATTCTTAAATTTGGTGCAGTATTTGAGGTTGTTGTTCCAGACTTTCGTTGGATTGCAGAGAGAATTATCAAAGGTGATTGGAAAGAACAAGCGAATGTTGATTGGTTAAATCCCACTGATGACCCATGGAAAAATGCCATGTCATATTGGTTTGGAGGATTTCACAATAAAGATGAATATAAAATGGCAGGTATGGGTCATGTCAATGGATTTGATTTCAATGCTCTGAAGAATTTATTGGAAAAAAATGGATTTACAAATGTTCAAAGAGTTCCAGATTATCGTAATCCTGAACCAGCAAGAAATTCTATTTTAAAAATTATTTGCACAAAATGAATAAAAAAATATGTTTTGTAGTTCATCGTTATGCACCTTATCCCGGTGGTTCGGAATATTATGTGCAACAAATGGCAGAAGAATGTGTGCAGAGGCATCTTGATGTTACAGTTGTCACAGGTCAACACAAAGGTCATCTAAATGGTGTGAGAGTAACATCTGATCCAAATGATTTGATGGACAAAGATCTTATTGTAGTTCATGGTGGTGATGTTGCAGTTCAAAACTTCGTATTAGAACATGCAGATCAAATTAATTCTCCTATTCTTTACTTGTTGATTAAACCTTCTGAAAGTCCAACTTGTCTTAAAGGTTTAAGAGACTGTAAATTCATAGGTTGTTCTGCACCTGAAGATTGGGAACATGTAAAGAAATGGAAGCAAGAACACAAATCCCATAAAGTCATACATGGCATTTCACCAACAGATTGTGTTGGTACAGAGGGAAGATTTAAAAAGAAATATGGAATCCCTGAAGATAAAACAATGTTCTTGTCTTGTGGTGGATATTGGCCAAACAAAAAGATGATTGAACTTGCCAATGCCTTTAAGAAAGCCGATTTACTTAGAACTGTGCTTGTTACCACTGGATATGATAATAGCTTTAATTTGATGCCACATGCAGAACCCAATGTGATACCATTGATGGTAGAGGATCCCAAGGATATTAAAGACGCTATCGCTGATGCAGATTGTTACATAATGAATTCGGATGCAGAGGGATTTGGTCTGGTAATACTGGAATCAATGATTAACAGGACACCATGGATTGCACGAAATATAGCGGGTGCCAAGTTACTTGCCGAGTACGGAACAGTCTATAATACCGAAGAAGAACTCATTGAAATACTCAAATCTTGGCAACCCGACAATTATCTAAAAACTGCAATGTCCTACAAGCATGTATTGAACAATCACCTAATAAAGAACACGGTAGACGATATCCTAAAGCTTATTTAATTATAAATACTCCATTCAATTAAACTGCTGTAGAGGCGGGGAGATATGAGATTCGGATTTGTTTACCTTTGGTATGACACAAAACACAAGAAATTCTATTTGGGTAGCCACTTAGGCCTACCTTCAGACGGCTATACCGGAAGCAATCGTCTTTTTCAATCAAAATACAAAAGTCGACCATATTCTTTCAAAAGAAAGATTTTGGAATCTCACGACAATATTTCCTCTAAAGAATTAATTAAACGAGAACAATTTTGGTTAAATTTAATAAAACCAGAAGAATTGACCGTTCGTTACTATAATGAAAAAAAAGTTGCTGCGGGTGGAGATATTATAAGCACACTCTCCGAAGAAAAGAAAAAACAACATTTGGAAAAATCTAAAATTGCATCAAAAAAATATTGGGATAATATTACTCCAGAAGATTACGAAAATCGTAGAAAAACTGCTTTTGGTGGAAATAAATTTGATAGAAGTTATATGAAAGAACGAAATGACAGATTATTAGCTAAAGAAGCTAAAGTTACTTTTCCAGATGGGACAGAAAAAATTATTAGAAATATTGGTAATTTCTGTAAAGAAAATAATTTAAATTACGGCAACTTCAAAACAATGTTGAGAGGTGGCAGACAAAAATCTTGTAAAGGATTTAAAGGAAGCTATCTATGAAATTTATTGATTTTCTAAAAGAATCTAAAGAAAAACATGCGGTAATGACTTTTATGCGAGCTAATCCGGTAACTTCTGGGCACCAGTTAGTGGTAAACAAAGTTTTGGAACTTGCTAAAAAACACAATGCTAGTGCTCATGTTATTTTATCACATTCGCAAGATTCAAAGAAAAATCCCCTCACTACATCACAAAAACTGAAACACGCCAAGAGAGCATTTCCTGGTGTGAATGTTTCAGCATCCGACAAAGATGCACCCCACTTTCTTGCACAAGCATCTAAGTTTCACAAACAAGGCGTAACACATTTTCACATGGTTGGTGGACAAGATCGTGTTGATGAATATCATAAACTTCTTCACAAATACAATGGTGTAAAAGGTTCACACGGACATTTTAATTTTAAACACATTGAAGTTCATTCTGCCGGCGATAGAGATCCAGATGCAGAAGGTGTAGAAGGTATATCCGCAAGTAAAATGCGTGAACATGCACAAAAAGGAAACTTTAAAGAATTTCGCAAAGGTGTGCCTTCTAAAATGTCCGATGCACACGCAAAAGAAATGTTTAATCATGTTCGCCAAGGCATGGGTGTTAATGAATCTGTTGATGATGAATTTGAAAAATTACTTGTAGAAGGCGTTCACAGAAGTAATAGCAAAATGCTAGAACAAGACCGCGTTTACCTTGCGGCCGTCAAGAAAGGCGACATGAAGGCAGTACAGCGAATGGTGGACGAAGTGGCAAATCCAGATTTATTGCTGGGCAAAAGATTTGTTGGTTTTCGTTCGGAAGGTAAGAATATATTTCTTCGTGTGACTTCCGAGCGCGACAAAATTATTGTTGGAATTGAGGTTGATAAGCAGGGCGATGAGATTGTGCCGAAAGGTAAGGACAAAGAAGGACGCGCTTATACAGATCGCACTAGAGTTGTGGAAAAGGCTGGAATCGGAAAAATTTCCGAATATCGAATATCAAAAAAGTATGGTACATTAAGTCTGTTTGTTCCGTCCCCTAATCCAGTCACCCACAATAAGCTAGGAGATGTCATTCCTCTATCACAGCGGTTTAACGAAAGCTATCGGGACACATTATTTGCAGAGGGTGTTCACGATAAAGGAATTTTCAAAGCAGTATT